AAAGGAGATGAGATCATGCCTTGGAAAAAGTTTAACTCAAACATGGCTATATCTGTTGAATACGATTTAGAATATTAATGAGAAGTTTGTATGACTTTATCATCAAACCTTTAGGTGATAGATATGAAAACGAAATAAAGCTTGGAAATAAAACTTTAGTTTTAAACACTAAAATAGAAAGTTTTAAATCTGTCAACAACCTAGCAGTCGTTGTAGAAACACCAAAAGCTTTTAAAACAAATATAAAAAAAGGAGATATAATAGTTATACATCACAATGTATTTAGAGTATTCTATGATATGAAAGGTGTTAAGAAAAACAGTAGGTCATACTTTAAAGATGATTTATATTTTTGCGCTATAGATCAAATATATTTGTATAAAAATACAGGAGATTGGAAATCATTTGGAGACAGATGCTTTGTAATGCCTTTAAAAAATAAAGACTCTCTAGAGCTCGATAAAGAGCAAAAGCTTATTGGTATATTAAAGTATGGTAATAAGTCCTTAGAAGCGCTTAAAATAACCCCAGGGGATGTAGTCGGCTTTACACCAAACAGTGAATGGGATTTTGTTATAGACAAGCAAAGAGTTTATTGTATGAAATCTAATGATATTGTAATTAAATATGAACACCAAGAAGACGAAGTTGAGTATAATCCAGGCTGGGCAAAAAGCGGTTGAAGAATTAATTAAAGTAGCAAAAGAAGCTATTGTAGATTCGGAAGACGACTTGACGGCGGATAAATTAAAGAACGCAGCGGCTACTAAAAAACTAGCTATATTTGATGCTTTTGAAATACTTGCACGTATTGAAGCTGAGGAAAATTTATTAAATGATAAACCAGTAGAATCTAAAGAAGAAAAATCTTTTAAAGGTTTTGCAGAAGGAAGGTCTAGGTAATGTACGAGCAAAGTTTATATACAATCTTAAAAGATTATGTAAAACCTAAAGTTCTAGATAGAAATAATAGGTACAAAAAATGGGAATACGGATACAATAAAGAACACGATTTTATTGTTATAAGTAAAACAGGGCAAGTAGGCGAGATATACGATATACAAGGATTAAAAATTGGTTTGCCAAAAAAAACTAATATTAAAACCTTTTCAAATAACAAATGGCAATATGCTGAATACCCTAAAGAATTAAAAAAAATTAAATCAGTATTTGACTGGGATGAATATCCTGTTCAATTTAAAGAAAAATGGTATGACTATATTGACACAGAGTTTAAAAGGCGCGAAGAAGGTTTTTGGTTTATTAATAAAGACAAGCCTACTTACATTACTGGTACTCACTACATGTACTTGCAGTGGTCCAAGATTGATGTTGGGCAGCCAGACTTTCGAGAATCGAATAGATTATTCTACATATTTTGGGAAGCCTGTAAGGCCGATGCAAGATGTTACGGAATGTGTTACCTTAAGAACAGAAGGTCGGGCTTCTCGTTCATGGCCTCAGGCGAGACTGTTAATCAAGCCACGATTTCTACAGACTCAAGATTTGGTATACTATCAAAATCTGGGCCAGACGCAAAGAAAATGTTTACTGATAAGGTCGTACCAATATCCGTTAATTACCCCTTTTTTTTCAAACCGATCCAAGACGGAATGGACCGCCCGAAGACGGAACTTGCGTATAGAGTCCCCGCGTCGAAATTTACCCGTAAGAAACTCGATTCCAACGAGAAGCTCGCAGAGATATCCGGTCTCGATACGACAATCGACTGGAAGAACACAGGTGATAACTCCTACGATGGTGAGAAACTTAAACTCCTCGTCCACGACGAAAGCGGTAAATGGGAACGTCCGACGAACATCCTCAACAACTGGAGGGTTACAAAAACGACATTAAGATTAGGTTCTAGAATTATAGGAAAATGTATGATGGGGTCAACCTCAAACGCATTAGATAAAGGAGGCGCTAATTACAAAAAGCTATATTATGACTCAGATGTCACTAGAAGAAACGCCAATGGACAGACTCGCTCAGGATTATATTCTTTGTTCATACCTATGGAATGGAATTACGAAGGATACATTGATTATTTTGGATTTCCTGTCTTCAACACGCCAAAGAAACCAATTGAAGGCACGAATGGGCAATTAATAGATTTAGGTGTTATTGATTATTGGCAAAATGAAGTTGATGGTTTAAAACAAGATCAAGACGGTTTAAATGAATTTTATCGTCAATTTCCAAGAACAGAAGAACATGCTTTTAGAGATGAAGCAAAACAATCTTTATTTAATCTGTCTAAGATATACGAACAGATAGATTACAATGCTGATTTAAAAAATACATCTGTTATAACGACTGGTAGTTTTCAATGGGAGAACGGTGTTAAGGATACTAAAGTTATATTTATGCCTAACAAAAATGGTAGGTTTAATGTTTCTTGGGTTCCACATTACGAAGTGCAAAACAGGGTTATAAGCAAAAATGGAAGTAAATACCCAGGTAATGAACATATGGGTGCTTTTGGTTGTGATAGCTATGATATATCAGGTACTGTCGACGGTAGAGGTTCTAACGGAGCTTTACATGGTTTAACTAAGTTTAGTATGGAAGATGCACCACCTGATCATTTTTTTCTAGAATACATAGCTAGACCTCAAACAGCTGAGATATTTTTTGAAGATGTTTTAATGGCTTGTGTTTTTTACGGAATGCCATTACTTTGCGAAAATAACAAACCTAGGTTATTGTATCATTTTAAAAGAAGAGGTTATAGAGGATATTCTATGAATAGACCAGATAGATCTTACAACAAGCTCTCGATAACAGAAAGAGAAATAGGTGGAATACCAAACTCTAGTGAAGACATAAAGCAAGCTCATGCAGCAGCTATAGAAACGTATATAAACACTAGAATAGGTTTAATAAAAACTGGATATGGAGATATGTATTTTCAAAAAACGCTTGAAGATTGGGCTAAGTTTAATATAAATAATAGAACTAAACATGATGCTTCTATAAGTTCAGGTTTAGCTTTAATGGCTTGTAATAAAAATAGATACGTACCAAAGGCAAAGACACAAAGAGTTTCTTTTGATTTAGGTATAAAAAAGTATGACAATAAAGGCGGTATGTCTAAAATAATAAGATAAATGAATATACAGACTAATACTAATAGCTCGTTTCCTAGTCAAGTAGTAAGCGATGAAGAAAAATCTAGCCTAGACTACGGTATACAAGTTGGTAGAGCCATAGAACAAGAATGGTTTCAAGAAGGTAGATCTGGAAATAGATACGTTCAGAGCTATAGTAATTTTCACCAATTAAGACTGTATGCTAGAGGAGAACAGAGTGTTCAAAAGTATAAAGACGAATTATCAATAAATGGTGATTTATCTTATCTTAATTTAGACTGGAAACCAGTTGCTGTTATATCTAAGTTTGTAGATATAGTCGTAAATGGTATGTCTAACAAGTCTTACGATATAAGTACATTTGCTCAAGATCCTTTCTCTGTTAAAAGCAGAACTGATTACGCGGCTGCTGTTGAAAGAGATATGAATACTAAAGAATCTCTTATGAATATACAAGAGAATTTAGGTATGGATTTTTCAGCTACAGGTGATTTGACTTCTTTGCCAGAAGATAGAGAAGAGCTAGATGTTCACATGCAGATGACGTATAAGCAAAACGTAGAGATTGCTGAAGAAGAGGTTATAAGCAATGTATTAGCCGCTAATAAATACGATCAAATTAAAAAAAGAATAGCTTACGATTTAACAGTTATAGGTTTAGGCGCGTCAAAAACAAGATTCAATAAAACAGAAGGCATAAAAGTAGAATATGTTGATCCAGCTTATATGGTTTATTCATATACTGAAGATCCAAACTTTGAAGATGTATATTACGTTGGTGAAATAAAAGCCATAACAATACCTGAATTAAAAAAACAATTTCCAAATATATCAAATGAAGAGTTACAAAGGATACAGAATATGCCTGGAAACTCTCAATACGTAACTGGATGGGGTAATTATGATGAAAACACTGTTCAAGTATTGTACTTTGAGTACAAGACCTATATGGATCAAGTTTTTAAAATAAAAAAGACAGAGCAAGGTTTAGAGAAAACATTAGAAAAGCCTGACACCTTTAATCCGCCTGAGAATGATAATTTTGAAAGAGTATCAAGAACTATAGAAGTTTTATACACAGGAGCTAAAGTTTTAGGTAACAATACTATGCTAGAGTGGAAGATGGCTGAAAATATGACTAGGCCAGTGGCCGATACTACAAAAGTAGAAATGAACTACTGTATATCTGCACCTAGAATGTATAAAGGTCGTATAGAATCTATCGTAAGTAGAATAACTGGTTTTGCTGATATGATTCAGCTAACGCACCTTAAACTACAACAGGTTATGTCTAGAATAGTGCCAGATGGTGTATTCTTAGATATGGATGGTTTAGCTGAGGTTGATTTAGGTAATGGAACAAATTACAACCCAGCAGAAGCGCTTAATATGTACTTCCAAACAGGTTCTATAGTAGGTAGATCGCTAACGCAAGATGGTGAATTAAATAGAGGTAAAGTTCCTATTCAAGAATTATCATCTTCAAGTGGTCAAGCTAAGATACAAAGCTTAATTGGTACATACCAATATTACTTACAAATGATACGTGACGTGACTGGTTTAAACGAAGCTAGAGATGGAAGTGCTCCAGATAAAGATGCTTTATTAGGTTTACAGAAAATGGCAGCAAACGCTTCTAACGTAGCTACTAAGCACTTACTAGAGTCTTTACTGTATTTAACAATTAGAACATGTGAAAACATTAGTTTAAAAGTAGCCGATTTAATACAGAATCCTTTAACTGAAAACTCTTTAACTAACTCTATAAGTACATTTAATGTTAAGACGTTGGAAGAGTTAATGAGTCTTCAAATTCACGACTTTGGTATTTACATACAACTAGAGCCTGAAGAAGAAGAAAAAGCTTTGCTAGAGCAGAACATACAGATGGCTTTACAAACTGGAGCTATTCAACTGTCTGATGCTATTGATATTAGAGAAATTAAAAATAGCAAATTAGCTAATCAATTTATAAAACTTAGACAAACACAAAAAATAAAAAGAGAGCAAGAGCAGCAACAAGCTAACATACAAGCTCAAGCACAAGCTAACGCTCAGTCAGCTGAAAAAGCTGCTATGTTTGAAGTTCAAAAGCAACAAGCGCTAACTCAAGAGAAAGTTAGCATAGAGCAAGCTAAGTCTCAATTTGAAATGCAACGTATGCAAGCTGAAGCTCAAATAAAAAGAGAGCTAATGGCTGAAGAGTTTAACTACAATATACAACTAGCTCAAGCTCAAATGGGTGCTGCTAAAGCAAAAGAACAAGAA